TTATATGTTGTCCTGCTTGGTCGAAAAATTCTTCTGTTCCAACGTTTCCGGTTATATATATATTAAATGTAGGGCTTGAAGCACCATTCATAATCTGCCTTGATTTATCCGCTGGGATTATTGTTTCACCACTTGATAAACGTCTTAACTCTCCACCTTCTTCGTTAATTAGTGCCATTCCTGCGGGTGAATATTGAGTGCCTTTTGCAAATTTAGGTATTTCCGATACAGCGCCTATATTAACTCCTGGAACTTTATTGGCTTTACTAATAACTTTATTTACTCCACCAATAAAATTATTTAGCATACCTATTCCACCGTTAATTATATCTTTAATCCCTTGCCATATGCCTTGAAATATATTCATTACAGTATTTTTTATATTGTTGAATATATTGGAACATGTTCCGATCAAAGCATTGAAGCCAGAGCTTATTGTACTAGCTATATTGCTTACTACCCCACTTATAGTGGAAGTTATATTATTCCATATGCTAGTTATAGTAGACCAAATAGAGGACATAATTCCGCTTACAGTTCCATAAATAGCACTCCATATGCTAGATATGACGCCCCAAATTGCAGACATTACACCAGACACAACCCCAGCTATAGTATTCCATACATTTACTATAGTGTTCCATATCGCTGTGGCTATTGTTGTTATTGTAGTCCATATAGCTGTCCATACTGTTGTTATAACATTCCATATAGCTGTTAGTATAGGTTGTATAACGCTCCATACGTTAGTCCACATCGTTACAATGGAGTTCCATATCCATGCTCCTACAAGTATTATTACAGCCAATATACCTTTAAATACTGCTTCTATAAACAATCCGATAGGTGTAAATATTGTTACAATAACATTCCATATAGTTGTAAATACCGTAACTATTGTAGTCCATATGCTTGTAAGCACTGTAGAAATTGCAGTCCAGATATTAGTGAATATAGTTGTTATACTAGTCCAAATATTTGTAAATACAGTTGTTATGCTAGTCCATATATTACTAGCCACTGTGGTTATTGTTGTCCATATATTAGTGAATACAGTTGTTATTGTTGTCCAGATATTAGTGAATACAGTTTTAATTGCAGTCCATAAATTACTAGCAGCTTGTTTTATTTTATCCCAGTTTTTCCATAATAATAATCCTATTGCTATAACTCCTGCTATAGCTAAAACTACCCAGCCAAATGTAGTTAACTTAAGTGCTCCATCAACTAAAATAAACGCACCTCTTATACCTATCAATGCATCTTTGAGTAAATTTGCGATTTTTACAGCTGTATAAAGTGATGCAAACGCTATACCAAAATTAGCTATTGCATCTTTATGCTCTACTAGAAAGCTTATAACTTTACTAATAACGTCATACATTTTCATAAATCCAGTCGCCACTTTATTAGCGACCTGTTCTATAGTCCCATCTTCCTGCCATTGTTTTAATTTACCTGTTATGTTATCTATTAAAACTCCTAATTGTCCACCTGTTCCTTGCATCATTTCAGTAGCCATATTTGTTAATCTGTTTTTCATTTTCCCAAATTTACTTATTAAACTATTATTCATTGTTTCAAAAGCTTTGTCAGTCAGCCCAACGCTATTTTGCATAGCGTCTAGACTTGTATTAAAGTCTCCGAACCCTTTTCCTGTAAGTACCAAAGCACCGGATAACGCGTTAACGTTTCCGAACAACTTACCCATAGTTTCAGTATTTCCGCCGGTTTTAACTTTTATCTCTTCTAAGAATTTGGCAAATCCTTTACTTTTTAACGCAGACGCTGAAAAGTCTATTCCTAATTGCTGAGCGGTTTTAGAAGCTTCTTCGGTTGGTTTAATTACACTTGAAAACACAGATTTTAAAGATGTTACCGCTTCCTCTGTTTTCAATCCATTCTTTGTTAAGCTTGCCATTCCTGCTAACATTTCATCTATAGAAGAACCAGCAGATTTGGCAATAGGTGTTAATGATCCCATCGAATTCGCCAATTCCCCAACAGTTGTTACACCTAGGTTTTGTGTAACTAACAGTTTATCCGATATGCTTTGCATTGCTTTTTGACCTGTTAACCCGTAGACATTCATGGTTGAAGTTAGTATTTTGAGCGAACTGTTTGAATCTGAAAATCCAGCTTTAGCCAGTTTCGCTGATGTAACTGCTGCTTGTATACTTTCGTTGGCCGCCACACCACTAGATATTGCATCATACTGGGTGTCAGCCAATTCTTTTATTACAATTCCAGTATCGTTGGAAGTTTTAAGCAAACCTTTTTGAATGTTATCTAATTGCAAACTATCTTGTGCTATTGATTTAACTTTTCTAGCACCTTGGTCTAATTCCCCTAATCCTTCAACACCTGTCTTTACTATTAAACCACCCGCAAGAGTTGCCAAACCTGCACCTAGCTTCAAAACTTTATCTCCGGCTTTTTCAAAGCCCTTTTGCGCTTTGGTAGCAAAATTCGCAACTTGTTGTGAAGCTCTCTTTGCTTCTTTAGAAACTCCTTGAACATTTTTATTTACTTTTAATAAACCGCCACTCATTTTATCCTGCAAGGAAAGAACAACACCTATAGTCTTGGAAGCCATATATAACCTCCTTTCTTTAAAGATTAAAAGGGAAGGCTATTTTTTACCTTCCCCAAATATAGATTTTAATTTCATTTCATCATATTTAGCCCTAAGTTCACGATTAAATATCATACTATCTATATAAAATTTCTTTTCTAGCGCATTTAAATTGAGGTAATAACTCAAAGGCAAATCGCCTTTATCTATGTAATAACTAATCCAATAAAGCTCTCCGCCCTCGTCATTATCACCTCTTATTAGTTTTTTATTGTTTTTTCAATCTCTGCATTGCTATCTTCAAATTGTTCATTAACGCGTTGCGCTAATTGAATAGTCCCATCTATTCCGAAAATCTTAACAGGTATATCAAATGGTTCTCCACATTCTAAACTTTCCATAAGTTCATTGTTATGTAAAAATTCACATGAACTATATACAAGTTCTTTAGAAGCATCTAACATCCTACCATAATCTAGCTTATCTATGCTTTCATCTTTATTCATTTTAATACTGTTAGCTAATATATCTTTAAATTTTAATAAGTCAGAATCAGAAGGTCTTGTAAAAGTTAGCAACCCAAAACCTTCTACCTCTATATCCATAACTTTTCTTCTTTTATTATATTTATCTGTAGCTTTCTTTATAAAATCCTTTAATGTTATTTTCTCGCTTTTACTCATATCCTCTACTCCCCCTTAAATTAATTCTAAATATTCAAACGAACTTGCTGTAAAAGGTAATTCTTCTTCTATCATTGCTCCAGCTTCCAATTTAGCAAGTTGGAGTTCTGTGAAAACTATATCTTCTAGTTTTAACCTTTCTATTTTTTGTCCATTCTTTGTTGCAGTAGCAACAACTATGCTTATATCTGGCATATCTAAGGTTCTAAACCCTTCCGCTAAAAGTCTCTGCGCTCTTGAATCCGTTTTTTTGATTGTAATAGTACCTTCGATACTATTACCTGTAATTTTAGTGTATTTGTTAGCATCGCCAACAAATCGTATATCCTCTGTTTCTAAGCTACATTTAGCTTCTATACTAGATAGATTCCCCCATAGTTCGGTGTTGATCCACACTCTACCTTCGTTTCCACTTATAACTTCATTTCCTTTAGACATTAAACCCCTCCTATTCCATTGTGATAACTAGTGTTAAATCTGTCATACTAGTTAATATTTTTATATTTGCGCCTAAGAATAATTTTCTTTTGAAGGTGGTATTTTTAACTGTTGTATCGTCCCATTCTTTAGCTTCTGGCTTTCCACTAGATACCCAAGCTTTTCTTTGTGCTTCTATATCTATAAAGCTTTCATTATTATAAGAATTATCTAATATATCTCTTACGGCTAGATTACTAAAATAAGTATTAACAGCACTTACAAATAACATCTGATTATCTAACTTGTTTTTAAATTTACCTATATAATTATTTTTAAAAGTTTTCCTTATATCGTCTTTAATCAAATCTATTGTTTCTATAACTTCAATTAAAGAAAAATCTTCATTTTTATCTTGTGTAAATGTAGTTAGAGAATTAACTCCCAATCCGATTTTTACTATGTTGTCATCATTTATAAGAATTAGTTTCCCAGCTTGTATTTCTTGATTTGCATTAACAGGCTCTAAAACTGATTTCAAGTTTTCCATAACCATATATGTTGTTCCTGCGTCTGTTCCCGCACTAGCTATATATCCTAATAAAGTAGGCAAAAATTCATATCCATCCTTTTCACCTCTAGTATTATCTTTGAAAGTTACCTTTGTATTTTCTAGTACTACGATACCTTCATGGTCTGGCGATGTAGTTGGATCATACACTACAGCTCTGAAAGTCTTTTTATCTATATCCCTTCTAGTCTTTGTCCAATTAACTAAAGCCTCATAATCTGTTTTAGTTTCTGAAGCTAAGCTGACCCAACCAGTTGAATAGTAACCTTTTATTATGTCTAAAGCATCTGTAATAGTTTCCTCTAAATCTACCCTTATGACAATAACCTTGTTAGGATTTCCTAGTAAGGCGTCTTTAATATGTTGCAAATTAGTAGCTGTATACTTAGTTTTGTCTAGTTCTAATTCAGCTAAGTTTTTGTATTCTACTCTATTAAAATTTTTATCTGTATCATCTTTTATAATTAAAATAGCATTGTCGCCCTTTTGCAAAAATGTTGTAGCACGTTGTTTAAAAATAACGTCAATGTTTGGTAATGTATTAGACATTTAAATACCTCCTATTTCTAATTCTTCTAATTTCTCACCTGTTTGCTCTTTCACACTCATTGCATAAAGTTCAGTCAATGTTGCTATTAGCAAACCTTCTTCACCTCTAGAGTCAAATTCACACTCAAAAACAGATATGTAATAATTTTCACTAACCTTAATACCTGTTTGAAATATTAAACTTAATAAATCTTGTATTTCTAACATCTCAATTTTGTTTTGTTCTCTATTTTGGGCAAAATAAAAAAGCCTAACGTCAAAATTCCGTTGTTCGGCTTCTCCATTTAATAAACTTGTTTTGTTTTCTGTAAAATCCACATAAAAAGAAGGTCTTGTAATCTTTTCTCTTATATCTGTAGATGAAAATTGAATATCTTTATAAGCTGTATTCTCTAAACCTTCTTTAACCTGTTGTACTATAGCCTTATTTATTTCTTTTAATGTTACAATCTATAATCCCCTCCAAATAAAAAAAGAATATGCATTGCATATTCTTAATCCCTATATTTTATTACTTCTTTTCTTAGGGTTTTAACAAACCCTTGTGTCATTACCGAGCCTATACCTTCCAATGCATTCATTTCCAGTATAATGTCATTTGTAAACCCTTCTTCCTCTGTTGTTATTATTAAAAAGCATCTTTCTTTTTTTCTTTTTTTCTTTACTCCCAATGCAAATATACCGAGGACCAAAAGTCTTGTTAGTGTTACATCTTTTGTTATTTCTTCTTCAGTTTTGAATTGTACATCTTTTATATCTTTTATATCCAACTCATATCTTTTTTTCCAAAATTGTTTCAATACCAGTTTATTTTTTTCTATTTGTACAGCCATATTACCCTTTGTACCAAAATTAGCATATCCACCTTGATAATATCCTTCTACTTTTGTTATATCCTTTCTTACTTCAAACATTCCATCTAACAACCCCATGTCATCACCTCAAGAAAATAATACCATATCTAGTCAAAAATTTCATCCAAAAATTTGTCTATATCTTCGTAGTATTCTCCGTTAAAAGCTTTTGCAGAATCCCCGAT